CGGAAAAGAAAAAGTTAGAAGTGAAAAGAGAAAAAACGTTCACGCATTTGTCATTGGAGAATTAATAGAATACTCTGAACGTTATTCTAAAGACATTCCAACACCATCTTCAAATGAAATTATAACTTACGACCCTTACAAATACGATTCATTCGTATTTAAAAATAACGGAGAACCTGTTTTTCATGCCAAAGAAATTGATATGATTAACTTAAAAGATAAAGTATTTCTAATAGAATAAGATAATGGCATTACCAAAAACAATAGTTAAAAAAACATTACCATTAGTTCCAAGAAAAGAATTGTCTGCTCGTAGAGAACAACTTTTGGACTATATTAGGGAAGATGGAACATATCTACCTAAGTCAGTATTACATGCCGATTTGGATAGGGGTATGCTAGATTTTGTTAAAACTGAATTAGAAGTTGTGACCGCAGGAAAAATAGTTCCAATGTTGGATATTATTATTACAACTCAGAACTGGTCACAATATTTAGAATCATGGAAATTTGTGGACTTGGATTATAATCCATCCCCGCCATTTATCACAGTTGTTAGAAGTCCTGAAGTTAAATATGGTACAAACCCATCACTTCAATATACAATACCAAATAGAAAACAATTTTATTATGCATCGGTTCCTACTTGGAACGGAAATGAACAGGGTATGGACATCTACACAATTCCACAACCAGTTCCTGTTGATATAAAATATAGTGTGAAAATCATTTGTAATAGAATGAGAGAGCTCAATCAATTAAATAAGATTGTTATGCAAAAATTCTCATCAAGACAAGCATATACTTTTATTAAAGGTCAATATGTTCCAATTGTAATGGACAATGTTTCCGATGAATCTCAAATGACAATGGAGGCAAGAAAATATTACGTTCAGAATTATGATTTTACAATGTTAGGATATCTAATTGATGAAGATGAGTTTGAGGTTAAACCCGCCATCCAAAGAATTACTCAATTAATTGAGATAGATACAACAACAAGAAAACAAGTAAGAAAAAAATATCCTGAAAATCCTAACGAGTTTGAGAATAACTATCTATTTGTTTCGGGTAATACAATATTAACAGACGTAATTGATTATACCGCCAATATGAATGTTGTGTCATTGGATAATGTTAACACCTTTGATGTGTATATTAATGGTGATTACTATGGTAGTGATATTCAAGTAATTCAAATAACAACAAATGATGTTTTAAGAATAGAAATTACAAAAACGGATAATACTCAACAAGCAAACATTTTGTTTGAAAACCAATTAGTTTAATCTTCCCCGTAGATATCTTTCTTCTCTTTACACTTTTCTATAATTAAATTTTCCAAAAACTTATAAATCTTGATTCCCCTCTTCTCACAGTACTTTTTCAGTATATCGTGTGATTCAGGGGATATTTTAATGTTCTTGATTTCTTTCTTTGTTTTCATAGTATGAAAAAAGGTAGAATTAATTCCTACCGTTTATAAATACTTCACCAAAAGTAAAGTTTTTTCATAAAATAATGAATATTTATCTATAAAATAAATTGTAACAGAATAATTTAATAATGGCAACAGCACAAGCAAATCAAAAAGTATTCGTATCACCAGGCGTATACACATCAGAAACCGACTTATCTTTCGTAGCCCAAAGCGTGGGTGTAACGACATTAGGTCTTGTTGGTGAGACACTAAAAGGACCAGCGTTTGAACCAGTATTCATAACAAACTATGATGAATTTCAAGCTTATTTCGGGGGAACAGAACCCGTTAAGTTTTATAATACTCAAATCCCTAAATATGAAGCGGCATACATTGCTAAATCATATTTACAACAATCAAATCAATTGTTTGTTACAAGAGTATTGGGATTATCAGGATATGATGCGGGTCCATCTTGGAGTTTGTCATTAATAGCTAACGTAGACCCAACAACAATTGGTGACCCATCTTCAGGTACTTCGTTTACCGCAACATTTACAGGAACAACAGGAGGAACAGTAACATTTACAAATACAAATAATTTACCTGCTAATGTAACTGCAAATTTAAATGTGTTGTATAGATTACAAGATGGTTCAACATCTACATTACAAAATGATTTTAACACTTATTTAAGTGCAATTTTTAACACCACAACCACATCTGCAACTACTGCAGTTATTTATGGTTCAATACCTCAAAGCACTTATAATAGTGTTGTTGCGTCGTATCCTGTTGATAACAGTCCATACGGATGTGAAAATAATTATGAAGCAAATGATTTGAGTGCGGCATCGAACGACTCTTGGTATTACGCTAATTTTGATATTTCATCAGGTAATGCATATACTGGATATTCGTTCTACTATACTATAAACACATTAACAGGTGATACTGTTGGTAATTTTTCAGGTAGTGTAATTGGTAATTCATATACGTTTACAGGTACTGCATATACAGATTTTAATAATATGGTTGTTGCAACTGTTCGTTCAAGAGGTATTTCACTTTACACTAACAGTTCATCAAGTGAGAATCACGGACAAATTTATCAAGTAAGTGGTTTAACTGATTTAACTTTACTTTCGACAGGTCAATATTCAGGTATTACTCAATCACCATATGAACAATTTGCATTATCAGGTATTACAAAAGACGGAGATACATTCCAACTTGAAACTTCGTTATTAGCATCAAGTGCTAAGTACATTACTAAAGTTTTGGGTGTTGATAATTTTGGTAAATCAAGATTTGAAGTTCCTATTTATGTTGAAGAAACGTATCAAAGTTCTTTAAATTACGCATATAATCAAGGTTATATTCGTGGATTAAATTCTACTTTAATTGCATTACCAAGTGCTAGAAGTGAAAACACTTCATCAATTGCATACAATTTAGAAAAATATCAATCACCTGAAACACCTTATTTAGTTTCAGAATTAAGAGGTAATAAAGTTTATAACTTATTCAAATTCATTTCAATTTCTGATGGTGATGCGGCAAATACTGAAGTTAAAGTTTCAATTGCTAATTTATCATATAATAGTATGTCATTTGATGTGTTTGTAAGAAATTTCTTTGATACAGATACTAATCCAGTGGTTATTGAAAAATTCACAAATTGTAACATGGACCCAGCTTCTAACAATTTTGTGGCTAAAAAAATCGGTTCTGCGGATGGTGAATTTGCGTTGATATCGAAATATGTAATGATTCAATTGTCTGACAACTATCCTGTAGATGCACTACCTTGTGGATTCTATGGTTACACTCAAAGAGAATATCAAGATTATAACGTGTATCCATCACCATATCCTAAATTTAAAACAAAATACTTCTACCCTGGTGAAGTTATTAGTAACCCACCATTCGGTTCAAACGCAGGTGGAGGAACAGTTGAATCGGCAGGAGATATTGTTAGAAGAAGTTATTTAGGTTTTTCAAGTCAATATGGTATTGATGAATCATTCTTAACTTATAAAGGTAAACAAACACCAGCAGGATGGATTTCAAATCCTTTGGCTGAAGGTCAACCTTGGAATGTATTAAGTAAAGGTTTCCACATGGACTCAGGAGCAACTGTTGTAACAATTGCAAATACTTCTATGTCAAGTGGTGAAACAGCGTTCGAATGTGGTGTTGCTGAATTCAGAGAAGACCCATCAACTCAAGAAAACCCTTATTATTTCATCTACTCAAGAAAATATACAGTATGTTTTGCTGGTGGATTTGACGGATGGGACATCTACAGAGAATGGAGAACTAACGAAGACAGATTCCAATTGGGTTCATCAGGTTACTTAGCGGGGGCGGCACCATCATCAAGATACCCAACCGCAACAGGTGACGGTTTATTCAAAAGAATTGTGGTTCAAAACAACACACAAGATTTTGCAAACACCGATTACTATGCTTACTTACTTGGTATATTAACATTCGCAAACCCTGAAGCAACAAACATTAACGTGTTTGCTACAAGTGCGATTGATTATGTTAATAACTCAAACTTAGTAGAAGAAGCGATAGACATGGTACAATACTCAAGAGCTGACTCAGTTTACATTGCAACAACTCCTGACTATAACATGTTTACTCCTGATTCAACTAATCCTTTAGATATCATCTACTCACAAGAAGCGGTTGATAATTTGGATAATACAGGAATTGACTCTAACTATACAGCTACTTACTATCCTTGGATTTTAACAAGAGATACCGTTAACAATACTCAAATCTATTTACCACCAACAGGTGAGGTTTGTAGAAACTTAGCATTGACTGATAACATTGCATTCCCTTGGTTCGCATCTGCGGGTTACACAAGAGGTCTT